GAACGTGCCCGCCAGTATTATGATGCGCTGCAGAAGAAGTTCAACACCAACCCGGCTGCCGTCAAGGAAGTGTACATGCCGTTTGAGGAGTTCAACGAAGTCCTCAACTTCTTCAACAAGCGTCAAACCAAATTCGATCCGGTCGTAGGTTTTGACACGAAAGATAAGGTCGGTCAGGGCGTGACCGCCGTCAGCAAGCGCATCAACTTGCTATTCGCGGTGTACGCACGCGCTCTTCTCGACAAAATTAAGCATGCGCTCCTGCGTGACGGCCGACCGATCATGCTCACCACCCACTTCAGCGAAGAAACGATCGCCGCCGAGTACTTGGAACGCAGAACGCGCTGCCGCGGTGATCGCTGGACCTGTAACGATTTCAGCGAGTGGGACGCATCGTTCCGCAAACCATTTGCCGGTATCACGCAAACGTTGCTCGAGTTCATGGGCGCACCACGCGATCTCGTGGAATACTACGGCAAGTTTCGTGCAAACTGGGTGATGCGTTACCAGTATGCACATGGTTCAGCATCTTTGCGTGGCACTGAGAAGCAATTCTCCGGCAATCCATTTACCATCGCTGAGAACACCATTTGCAATATGGCTATGTGCTACACCATGTTTGACTACCGTGGGCTCGAGCTTGCGATGTTCAAAGGGGACGATTCGGCTATCCTCTGCGATTCCGCAAAGCTCACCGCAAAAGGCCTCGATGTGCTCAAGGTCACCGGGCACCTCTTGAAGTTGCACAATAGCCACATCGGCGAATTTGCAGGGTGGTTCTTAACACCGTACGGCCTAACACCTGACTTCGTCCGTTACTCCGCCAAAATTCTCGACAAGCTCTATCGAGATGAACAACATTTCAAGGAAGCAATGACTTGCTTGCAGGAAAGAATGTCCGCTGTCAAGAACAACGAACAGCTCAACTACGGTATTGAGATGTGCCATCTCTATTACCAAGGACTTCTGCAAAACTCTGCACATGTTCCAACACGTGGAGAAATCGCTAACCTTGCTGGTTTCATCAAAAGCAGTAGAAAACTCACATTTTCTATGCTTAAACCAGTTACTAAACCACTCACGCGTCCGGAAAAGAACGAGTGGTAGCGTGCACTTCTACGTACGCACGCTTTTGTAAATTGTTGATTTTAGAACAGAGTAAATGACTAGCCCTACGCTACTCTACGAAAAGAATGGCCAACGTATCGAGTTCGCAACGGAGGCCGGCCGTGACTACTTTAGCCGCCTTGCGCACCCGCCAGCTCCGCGAGACACAGAGTTCTTCGGCGTCCCTGATGGAACGAGCGTCTCTTTTTGCCAGCTTGAGTCAAGAGCGATGCGCCATGTTGTGCCCACCCTCAAAACACCGCCAAACACCCTTAACTCAGAACAGAACGTCCTGCTCGTCATCCCAGGCGGAGGATTCGCTACTGCCGCCTATGTATTTCTCGGAGACGGGGACTATAACGTGCAGCCTGTGTCCACAGCTTCGTATGGACAATCCACCCCGCCAGCGATTACGTTCGAGAATTTCCCGCTGTCCAACCTGCCGTCAGCGGCAGCGACAGTTAGAAACGTCTACCGCTCCACCACCGTCTACCTCGACGCCACCGACTTCACTAACCAAGGTGTGGTCTCGTGTGCGAAGTTCGCTCCGAACATTTGCGTCGCGGCTGCCAACGACCTGTCTGAGATCGGCAACGTCAAGGAATACCTCGCCACGCTTCCAGATGCGTGGTTCGGAGGACCTGACCCTCTCATGTACGAGTCCAACGACTTCGAGGACATCGAGGAGGAACTCTCGGGCATCGCTCTCAGCAAGTCAAGAGCGCGAGCTCGACGCCCTCGTCGAAAGTGTGGTAAGGAGAGGAGCGTCGCTGATATACCAACGAATGCATACATCCAGATCTGGACTGTAAACGCTCCAAACGGTTTCGTTAACACCATTGAATCCACACCGATGCAGGTCCTCCACGAAGTGCTGCCTCAGACTGAGACCAA